TGGTGCAGTGACATCGCGCATGACTCATTCACATCCTAACATGGCTCAAATTCCTAGTAGTTCGTCACCGTATGGCGAAGATTGCCGATCTTGTTGGACAGTGCCAGAGAACTATCGTCTGGTTGGGATCGACGCTTCTGGGCTTGAGCTTAGAATGTTAGCACATTATTTAAATGACGAGGGCTATACAAATGAAATCCTTAATGGAGACATACACACCACTAATCAAAAGCTTGCAGGACTTGAGTCAAGAAATCAGGCAAAAACTTTCATCTATGCCCTCCTGTACGGAGCCGGAGATGCAAAGCTTGGGTCTGTGGCTAACAGAGGTAGAGCAAGTGGTAAAGGACTTAGACAACGGTTCTTTGATAACCTACCATCATTTAAAACTCTTACGGACAGAGTACAGAGAGAAGCTAAAAGCGGATTCGTTAAAGGACTAGATGGTAGACGCTTGACTGTTCGCTCAGAACATGCCGCTTTGAATACCTTGTTGCAAGGAGCAGGAGCAATCGTGATGAAGAAAGCACTAATCATCTTAGACCAGAAGATAACTAATCATGGATACGATGCTAAGTTTGTAGCCAACGTACATGACGAATGGCAGATAGAGTGTCACCTTGATGATGCAGTAGAGGTAGGTAAGCTAGGTGTCCAAGCTATTAGAGAAGCAGGGTGCATGTTTAATCTTAACTGTCCACTGGACGGAGACTATAAAGTCGGGGAGAACTGGAGTGAAACACACTGATCAGCTTGTAATGTTTGAAACGTGTCACTCCGCATTGAAAAGCCATGAAAGTAAGCTGTGTCCCAAGTGTTTTGAAGTTAAGCCACTAGAACACTTTCCATGGAAAAGTGGCAACCATGTTTTTAGAAGAGAGAACTGTAGGTCTTGTGAAAAGCACCTAAACAGAGTCAGGCTTGAGCTAAGAGAAAAGCACGGTATGCCTGATGATAATTACATTTGCCCAATCTGCAATAAAAATAGCGAAGAGGCAGGTAAAAAAGGAGGGCAACACGCGGGCTACTGGGCGTTAGATCACTGCCACGAAACGCAGGAGTTTAGGGGGTGGCTATGTCACCTATGCAACAGAGCCTTGGGCTGTTTTAAAGATGATGTACCTAGCCTACAGAGAGCTATAACTTATTTAAAAGGAAGCAACTAATGAACCTTAATACTTTAGTACCTGACATCTATAGTCACTTAGAAAAACTATCAGAGGGTGAGCCTTTACCCCTGACTGATGCCGACATAGACAGAGCCGTACAAGGTATGACAGAGGCTCTACGTTCTTGGGCAACTCCTCGCAAACGAGATACTAACTTCACTGTACGCATGTCTAACGTAGGCAAGCCCTCACGCCAGTTGTGGTATGAGAAGCGTGACCCTCAAGGGCGTGGCGGTATTGATGGGCCAACACAGATTAAGTTTCTATACGGCCACTTGCTTGAAGAGATTGTGTTGATGCTAGTACGCATGGCAGGTCACGAAGTAACAGACGAGCAGAAAGAAGTTACAGTTGACGGCATCGTAGGCCACATGGATTGCAAGATCAACGGTGAAGTAGTCGATGTTAAGACAGCCTCTCGCTTTGCGTTCAACAAGTTCAAGGAAGGACGCTTAGCTCAGGATGATCCGTTCGGTTACTTGGGTCAGCTTGCAGGGTATGAGGCGGCAGAGGGTACAGAGAACGGTGGCTTCTTGGTGTTGAACAAAGAGAGCGGTGAGTTGTGCATGTATGTCCCTGATGATCTTGACAAGCCTAACATCCGATCATCTATTGGTATTCTTTTACCTGCACTAGAGCTTGACACGCCACCTGCATTGTGTTATACTCCCATCCCTGACGGTAAGAAAGGAAACATGAAACTACCGAAGGGGTGTAACTGGTGTAAGTATAAGTTTAAATGTTATGCAGATTCTAATGATGGTAAAGGTCTACGAACCTTTAAATACTCCAATGGACGAACATACTTAACAGAGGTTGTAGTCGAACCTAAAGTAGAGGAACTACTATGAACGGAAGGAAAGCTAAGCGAATACGAGCGCACTCAAGTACTATATTTGTAGAGTGGTTTAAGACTTTAGTCACTGAAGAAGAAGGCCAGAAGATAAACACTAAAAACTATACAAACTATATGCCTGAGCAGACACACTTTATGGCTCACCGTACCATGCACCGCAACGCCTATCATCCTAAGTGGATAGGCAACAAGATACTGCGAGTGCTTAAAGCTAACCCTAAACGTGAAATAGAAAGTATTACTCTTGGAGAGATCAATTGAGTATTGAAGAGATGATCATTGCTACAGGAAGTTACTTGTACAATGCGGGTGGCTTTACTAATTCTATTATAGATATAGAAGAAGATTTTCTTCACGACCTACAGATGTTAATAGAGGCAGAGCTAGAACGCAGAGAGGCAACCATCCATTGAAAAAGGTTAGGAAAGGTTTCCGCAAACCAAGAGCCGTTCGCCCAGTAGGAAAGGATCTTGTGCAAGGGTATGATTCTAACTGGGAGTATCAGTTACATACAGGAATCCTAGATGTCTGGAGCTTCCACACAGAAAAGGTTCCGTACACAATTAACCATCACTACTACCCAGACTTTATCAAATATATTGAAGGTAAGAAAATTCTACTTGAGTCTAAAGGAAGGTTCTGGGACTACGCTGAGTTCAGTAAGTATATCTGGATAAGCAAAGCATTACCGGAAGACACTGAGCTAGTGTTTCTTTTTGCCAACCCAAGTGCGCCAATGCCACAGGCTAAACGTAGAAAGGACGGCACTAAAAGAAGCCACGGTGAATGGGCAAGTGCTAACAACTTCAGATGGTTCAGCGAAGAGAGCATCCCTGATAGTTGGATTAACCCAAAGAAGAGGGAGAGTTTTGACTGACATTAGCCGTAAAGACGAAAGGCGCGATAGGTTTTTAAGGAAGAAGAAGTTTAAGAAGATTAACTCTGCTTCTAAATTAAAAGATACTAAGCGCAAAGAACCTAAACTTAATTTAAATGAAGAGATCGCACATGAACCGATTAAATGACGCAACACCATCAGATTGGGATAGAGTACGTAAAGAACATCCTGCTATTGATAAAAGCACAATAGACCATCAGCCCTACATTGACATGGCTATGAAAGAAGCACATGCATATTCACACGACGAAGCTATACGCACAGCTTTAAAAGATCTTGCAACTAAAATGCCTTCGCTTGAAGATGTAGTCAACAAGCCAAAGCATTACAATACTGGTAATATAGAATGCATTGAAGCCATTGAAGAGTCTATGTCTTCGGTAGCTTTCAAGGGTTATCTCAAGGGTAACTGTATGAAATACCTTTGGCGCTATGATTACAAAGGCAAGCAGGTAGAAGACTTACAAAAAGCTATGTGGTATCTAGCATTATTAACAGACAAAGTAACCAAGGAGAACAATTAATGGATCAGTATCAACAGTTTATACACAAGAGCCGCTATGCACGTTGGATGCCAGAGCATAGCCGTAGAGAAACATGGGCAGAAACAGTCTTTCGCTACGTGCAGTTCTGGAGAGATCGTGAGCAGATTACAGTCAAGGAAGGACAAGAGTTGTATGACGCTATCTTTAACCTAGAAGTCATGCCCTCTATGCGATGTATGATGACAGCAGGTGTAGCACTGGACAAAGACAACGTAGCAGGATTCAACTGTAGTTACCTACACATTGATTCTCCGCGATCCTTTGACGAGTTGATGTATGTTCTTATGTGTGGTACAGGTGTAGGCTTTAGTGTTGAGCGTAACTTTATCAACAAGCTTCCAGAAGTTGCTGAGAGTTTCCACGATACTGACAGCGTTATCATGGTGAGCGACAGCAAGATTGGTTGGGCATCAGCCTTCCGCGAGTTGATTGCTATGCTCTATGCAGGTAAGATTCCTAAGTGGGATGTTAGTCGAGTGCGCGGTGCAGGAGAGAGACTAAAGACCTTTGGTGGTCGAGCATCTGGCCCTGATCCTTTAGTAGACTTGTTTAACTTTTGTATTATAGTGTTCCAGAAAGCATCAGGACGTAAGCTAACCTCCATTGAGTGTCACGACATTGTGTGTAAGATTGCAGACATCGTAGTCGTAGGTGGTGTTAGACGATCAGCACTCATTAGCCTATCTAATCTTTCAGATCAACGTATGGCTAAAGCTAAGTCAGGTGATTGGTGGAGACATGAAGGTCAACGTGCATTGGCTAACAACAGCGTAGCGTACACAGAGAAGCCTGACTTCTCCGCTTTCTTGTCTGAGATGCAGACTATGTATGAGAGTAAGGCAGGTGAGCGTGGTATCTTTAGCCGTGTAGCGGCACAGAAGATTGCGGCTAGGAACGGTAGGCGTGACGCTGATCAAGACTTCGGGACAAATCCCTGTTCGGAGATAATTTTACGATCTAACCAGTTTTGCAACCTTAGTGAGATTGTTGTCCGGTCAAGTGATAACCTTGAAAGTCTTAAAAAGAAATGTCGTATTGCGGCTATCATCGGTACGCTTCAAGCAACACTTACTGACTTCCGTTACTTGCGTAATGTGTGGAAGAAGAACACAGAAGAAGAAGCATTGCTTGGTGTGAGCATGACAGGCATTATGGATCATAGCGTTATTGGAAAATCTACAGATAAGACAGCCGAATGGCTAGAGGAAATAAAAAATGTGGCTATTAAAACTAATGAGGAATGGGCTAAGAAGCTTGGAATTAATCAGTCTACAGCTATTACTGCTGTTAAGCCAAGCGGTACTGTATCTCAGCTTGTTGATAGTGCCTCTGGTATTCACCCTCGTTTTTCTAAGTACTATGTCAGAAGAGTACGCTCAGACAAAAAAGATCCACTTGCAGTCTTTATGGAAGACAAAGGATTCCCAGTAGAGCAGGATGTTATGTCACCCTCTTCGTCTGTCTTTAGCTTCCCTGTTAAAGCGCCTAAAGGTAGCGTGACAGTAAAAGAAGTAGGCGCTATGCAACAGCTAGAACTTTGGAAAGCTTATCAGAATCACTGGTGTGAGCATAAACCAAGCATCACTGTATACTATACTGACAGCGAGTTCTTGCAAGTAGCTCAGTGGATATGGGACAACTTTGATCTTTGTAGTGGTATTAGTTTGTTGCCAGTTAGTGACCATGTTTATCAGCAAGCTCCGTATGAAGACATAGATGCTACTAGATATAAAGAACTTCTAGCGTCCATGCCTAAGGGGGTTGATTGGCAAGACCTTGGAAACTTTGAAATGGAGGATAACACCACAGGTTCTCAAGAGTTAGCGTGTGTGGGTGGAGCGTGTGAAATTGTCTAACAAAAGAGAAGCCAACATCTTAGGCTTTAGAATACTGGTGAATGATCGGGGGCATGTCGTTACAGAAATGAGCGGCATCCCCGAAAAGGATCTTCATCTAGCGTTCAAGGATGATGAATTGTTAATGATAAGAAACATTGTACAACTTACGAAACAAAAACTAGAACCGCTCCACAAGTATTTAGAAGATGAACTAAATGCCTTGAATCATGGAGCGGGTTAACCCATAAAGATGTTGCCCATTATGCAGAAACAACATATTAAATTAATTATAACTAAGGTTGTTCTTATGATTGCTACGTTATCAGCTTCGGAATCTGTGTCCCCCACTCTTTCGCCTAGACTCAAGGCCCACAGCTTCCAAAACTTTTTCATAGTTAATCACTTTAAGTTATTTCTTTGACTTAGCACCCGAACATTTCCAACGCTTGCGTGACAAGTTGTTGGGGGTGTTCGGATCATTTTGTTTCTTTTTAGATAGTCCTTTCTTTATGCCTAAACTTCTGGCGCAATAACTATCTCCCTTCGATGTACCTGTTCTAACTCTAGAGCCACCGTCCTTTGCTTTTCCTGCTTGACCATAGCTAACCTTCTTTCCACTAGCGGTTATTTTTACTTTGGCTTTGCCCTTTCTTGGAGTTGCCATATCTAGACCCTATACTTTTTAGTTTTGGCCGCAACCTTCTTAGGCTGTGAGCTGTGTTGCTTACCTGCTTTTGTATCTTTCTTTTTCTTCGCGGTGGTTGCCGCATACTGTGCAGGTGTCAAAGCCTTTATAGCCGCTTTAGGCAAATACCTTTCGCCAGTTTTAGCACTAGGCTTTCCAGACTTTGTAGTCCACTTCTGCCCTGTCCATTTCTTTAAAGACTTCTGAGATTTTGCAAGGGCCATTACTTCTTCGCCTTAGCTTTTGCTTTAGCTGACAAGTCCTTTAAATGAAATAACTTTACACTTGTCTTAGTGTGTGACTTGTTAGTGTGTAGAGTACCATCAGCCATCTTGTGACTAGAGCCTTTATGCTCTGTGCCGTCTTTCTTATAATGTTTAACACCTTTCATTTGTAACCACCTCCTGCTTCTTTGTATTGTTTGGCAAGCATCTGAGCCTTTCGTGCGCTCCACTGTCCTGCTTTGCCACCCTTAGTTCCTCTTTTAATTTTATTAAATAAATTCTTACGCATTGTAGGATTGGTATAATTACCTGCCTCATTAACTGTTGACTTTTTCTTTGCCGCCATTACTTGTCCCTCGCTACTGATTTTGTTTTCTCTACAGTTCTCATTGCACCTAGTCCCAACATGCCCATCAGTACACTTGTAAGAAGTGAACTATCTACAGCAGGGACAGTAAACCAAATGCCTAGTATTGGTGCTAAGATTGTAGAATACATTAAAGCAAATCCGCAGATCCAACCAATAGCAGGTCGCCATCCGCTAACAAACAAACTCTTGTGTGCCGCCTCAACCTTGTTTACTTCTAACTGTCCTTTAGAAATCTCTTGGGCGTGACGCTCAGACATCGTAGCAATCTCGTGAGCTAAGGCGTTACGCTGATCCTTATCTTCAATGAACTTGTCAAGCAGTCCGGTCACTGGGCCTATCAGTTTATCTAACATATCTCTATCCTATTTTAAAGGGTTTGACAGGTAATCCATACCTTTCCACAAGTCTTCTATTTCACGGCTAATTGTTTTTAGCTGACCGTCAAGCTTGTTTAAGTTAGCTGTCATTAACTCTGCTTTAGCTACAGTAGCTTTCATAGTCTCAATGTCTTTCTCTAAACTATCTACATTTTCATCAATCAATAATAGCTTTTCTTGTTGTTCCATAATTGTAATTAGGTTAACGCCTAGTGTTGCTAACTTGCCTTGAAGCTGTGAGACATCATTGTCTTTTAGTTCTTGTTTAATAAGTAGTAGGCTTTCTTCTAGCGGAGCAATGCTTGGAATAGACACAGACTCAACAGCCTCTAAACGTCCGTATAGTGAGCTTGCTGTCCA